CTTTGTATTTTTGTTTCATAGGTTTTTCACCAGATTTAGGTGATCCACTACTTCTACAAACTCTCGTGTTAGTAGTTTGTTTATTATATCTTGGGTTTGCCATTATATTCCTTCGTTTAAAAATTTATTAGTTTTTTTAACCTTACACTGACATTGTTTTATTTTCAAGATCTTACAGATAAAGTTTTTAAATTTATTTAACATTATTTTTTACCATTTGTCTTAATTAAATCCGTAGCTTTAATACCATAAATAGCCGCAACGACACTGACCCATAATGAAACTATCCACCATGGCATCTCCTGAAGTTTCATGAAATATAAATCTAATTTAGCTTGTATTTCTTCATCTTCAGCAAATACAGAGTAAAATAAAATTGCCAGAGGGGATGTCAATACTAAGAGGACGAATTCGTCCTTCCAGTCTCCTTTTTGATTTTCTGCAATCTTGCCAGTGTACTCAATTTCTCCACGTTTCATCTTTTCTACATGGATTAACTTAGCTTCTGACATTGCAACATCAGCTGCTTTTTTATTTTTATAGATTTCAGCACCTGTTTTAAAAGCCGTGCCTATTAAACTCCACGGAAACATAAATTAATACCAGGTAGCTTTTCTTTTCTTTTCAGCTAACATTCTTTTTTGCCCTCTGACTTGTTCTTTGTCACCAGTTGGTAAACCATTGAACGCTTTGTCAGCTGTAGTTTTAGATCTTGGATCTATTTCTACATTTTGCTCAGGAATGTTAATGTCTTTTTGTTTCTTATAGTTGATCATGCTTTTTTACCTTTTTCTACCCCTTTTATAACACCTTTATTCTTAGATGCATAGAATATCTTTTCACCTTTCTTCTTACCATACTGTTTTTTCATAGATTTCATAATTTTTTTACCTTTTTCAGTCATTGGCATAATTATTCCTCCATCATTATGTTAGCTTGACTAATTCCCTTGCCTGCAAGACTTACTCCAGCTCTTAATTTAGCTAAATCTTCGTTTTGTTCCATCTTATCTTCAGCTAATTCTCTTGCTTGAACTAATTTTGCTCTATCAAGGTCTGCTTTTTCTTGGTCAGCTTGTTTTTTACGTTCATTTTCCATTGCTCTTAGGTCAACTTCTCTTGATTTTAGTTTTAGAAGAGGGTCATTATCATATTGAGACGTAATTTCCTTCTCTTCTTTTGCAAAATCAGCTGTTAACTCTGCAACAAGTACTGCTTTTCTTGCTTCAAGGGTTTGAGAAAACTGTTGTAACTGTTGTTGAGCTCTTGGATCTTGTTGTGCTTGCACTTGTAACACTTGAAGTTGCTGTAATTGTTCTGCAAATTCTAATTCTACCTGTTCTTGAGCCATTAAACTGATGTGTTCAAGAATATTTTTTTGTATTGAAGCCATAACCATCGGATTATTTCTTACAATGTTAGTAGACATAAAAGTTAAATGCGCTGTAACGTGTGCTCTATGGTCTTGACCTCTAAATGCTTGGAAAGGTTTTGCACCTAAAGCATTAATGTGCTCTAAACTTGGGTCCATCGGTTGTATTGGAGCAGGTGGTGGTAATATTTGATCAATATTTTTTACACCTAACGCTTCATACATTTTTCTATATGCAGAATACAAGTTATGTATTTGTGGATTTGATGTTGCAAGTTGTAATTCTGTTTGAGCCATTGATATTCTTTGAGCCATTGAGAATATATTTGGATCTGCAACAGGTAAAATATCTACTCTGTCATCAAAATCCATTTGTTTAACTTCTCTTCTACCACCAACTACATCAAATGGATAAACAGGTGGTAAATAAGTTTTAAATACTTTTGCAAGTAATCTAAATTCTTTTTTCATTCCTGCATACAATCTTTTATGGATTGCAGACATAACTCTTGAACCTCTTTCAAGTAATGCAACTGTAGTTCCAACTGCAGCTTGTTGGTTTCCTTCACCCACTTGCATATCAGCAATAGCCGCGAATCTTTGACCTGCTTGTACAACAATACCCATCAATTGTAATAATGTTGGACTTGGTTCTTTGTAAGGTAAAGTCATAAATGCATCTCTTAGATTACCACCTGGTGCATCTACATCTCTAAATTCACCTGGTTGTAATGGAGCCGCTTCATCTCTAACTCTAATACCTCTTTGTTTAAATCCAGCAGGTAAATTAGATAAAGTTCCTGCATCTAATAATTGACGGAGAGCAGCTGTCGCCGTTCTGCTCAATCCGCCAATCATGTGAATTAATCCAAAGCCATAAAAACCAAGACCCGGTAGAAATTTGAAATGGACAAAATATTGGATTTTATTTCTCTTTGGATCTGTTGGTTCATAGTTTCTTCTGATTGATAAAACTTTTCTAGAAGTTTCATCAACAGTTACAATGTAAGGTAATTTTATTCCGGTAGGATTTAATTCATCATCTTTATCTTCAAATCCTTCTAAATCTAAATTAACATGACACTCTAATAGAGTGTACACCATTTCTTGTTTACCTGATTTTCTAGTTCCTTCTAGTTCTCGTTCTTTTTTCTGAATCTCATCTTCTTTTTCTTGTGGTTTTTGTAATTCAATATCTGAATAGAAACCAGCGACTTGTTGTTTTCTTAAATCGTTTTCAGAAATTTTTATTGTTTCAATAATTGCGTCCGCATCATCTAATGAGGTAGCTGAATACGGAACTACTAAATCATCTGCAGGTACAAACTTAGAAACAGCTCTACCTAACAGTTCATCATAGTAAACTTTTTTAAATGTAGAACCTGCAAGTGGTAAATGAAATAACATCTGATCAAACTCAGGTTCATACTCTTCCATCTTTTCCATTAATTCATAGTTCATGTAATCTTTGACACGTAGTGCTTGAGCTTCTTTTGCTTGATCTGGATTACCTACGATTTGAGTTCTAACTGGTCCTTCTGCAGGTAATAATTCTTTGTAAGCTCCTGCTTGGAATTGTGTAACAGCTTCTGCTAACACAGGATGTGTTGCACCTGAAGCTCCAGTAAAAGGTTCTGTTCTATTATTATATTTAAAACCTAATAAATCTAAACCTTCTTTATAAGTTTGTTCCCAATCTCTTCTTGATGACTTGTAGTCCATGTAATTTTCTACAAGTTCATTTCCAATTGGATCTGTAATATCTTCTGGTAATAATTCTGCTAAATTATCAAAATGAGTCGGCTGACCTTCGATGTTAACTTTACTTGGATCAAAGTTAACTTCAACGCTGCCATCTTCTTGTTCGTTTACTTCAACTGGAGATCCAGAAAGCTCTTCAGCCTTCTGTTCTTCAATTTCTATTTCTTCTTGAGGATCAACCTCGATCGATGTTTTTACGTTTGGTAACGACTTGTCTATATCTGCCATTTATATTCTCCGGTATAGTGGATGTTTTAACCTGTTTTAGAGGAATATTCAAGCCCTGTGGATTGGGTCCTCTTTTAGGTGGTATTGTGGTTGTTAGTTTTTTAGTCATAGTCTGAAAAGTCTTGATAATAAGGACTACCTTCTTCACCAGAGCCATATTTAGTTTCTAAATATTCTGCTTGAGATACTTGGTTTTCATTTAGGTCTTGTACTTTTTTAAGTTTCTCTTCTCTAATTTTTAAATCTGTTTCATCTAATTGACCTGTTGCAAATTGTTTTAAACTAGAGACATCAGAGTTTAAATCTTCAATTCCTTCTACAATATTTTCACCATCAAATTCTATATCATAATCATCAGGCCCCATTCTTATTCCTCTTGGTTCTACTTCCAATGCTTCAAAACTAGCTGGAACTGTTTGACCAGTTTCTAATTGTTCTGGTGCTTTATAAGATAAAGTTACACTTTGTTCGCCCATGTTTGTAGGTGAATCATACTCAACTACAATGTTTCCAGTTTCTAAATCTTGTGTAACTCTTACACCTTCTTGTTCACCTAACTTCATTACGTGAACAGTTTCTCTATCTTTTGTTGCAACTTGTTTTGTTATATCATCTCCTTCTCTAATAACTTTAGAAACCAATGCATCAAACCAAACAGGCTTACCTCCAACGTTTGCAGTTTTAACCGCAGTTTTTTCTGCAACTTTTGCAACTCTTCCAAAGTCATCACCAAAGCCTAACATCTTCGCTAAAATGACCGCGCCTCCCGCACCACTGACTTTTAAAAATTCTCTTCTGTCAGTTCCTTTTGCACTTAACACTTCATCAATTTCTTTTTCCATTATTTGTTTAGTCACGTCATCAGCTGGAAGATTTCTAGCTTTTGCATATGATTGAAAAAACTTAACACCTGGAAATATTGGTGCAGCTAATTCAATACCAAGACCAACTGTTTCTCCTAAAGCAACTGGAGCTGCAGTAGATCCTCTATCAATCA